GTTTTCAGTTTTCATTAGCGCGCGATTCTTCCCTGGTTCTTCCCCGAACTTTCGAGGAAACGCGATTTTGAGAGGGGGAGAGGTGGCCTGCCCGGAGGGGATCGAACCGCCGTTCATATGCGGTCGGCGATCGACTCGGCCGTCTCTCTGTAATAGGTGTCCATCAGGATCTTCATGTTCTTGTGCCGGCTGATCCGGGCCAGCGTCATCACGTCTTCGCGCCTCGACAGCCAGGTTAAGGCGCTCGCTCTGGCGTCGTGGAACGTCAGCCCGTCAATCAGCAGCTCGTCCGTCATGTCTGAGAACGTCGCGCTCGCTATGTCTGCCCGGATGGTGAACGGCCCATACTTGGCGAACAGCGCAGCACCTTTGCGGGCAAGCGGAACCTTGACCGGGGGCGATGCCTTGCCGCTGGATTTGTCGCGCTCCAGTACAGCCACCTTGCCGACGACCTTCGCGTTCACGATCTCGCTCATCCGCATAGCCGTGTGCAGGGCGATGTGGAACGCTCGGATGCACTGGACCTCCCTGTCGTTCCGGTTCTCGGCGCGCAGCACCCTCTTGATAAGCTGCCACGTCCAGACCTGATGCCTGGCCGGGTTGTGCTCTGGCATCTTCACGCCCTTGTAAGGGTTGGCGGCGATCAGCTTCCACTCATCCACGGCGATCTGAAAGAGGTTGCGGAACAGGTTGGACTCCCGGATGACGGTCGAGCCCGACACGCTCTCTAGCCGGTGGTTCCGGTAGTCCGAAATCCGGTCGGACCCGATCTCAGCGAGCATGGTGCTCTCGCCCATGTAGCCCATGAATTCCGCGAAGCGCCGCTCCTCCCAGTCGGCCGCGGTCGGTGCCTTCTGCTTGCTCACGGTCGCCAGATACTTGGTCGTTGCCTGCTCCAGCGTCATCCCCTTGGACTTCTTCACGCCGTCTAGCTCGGCTTCCTTTTTCAGAGCCCATTGCTGAACCTCTCGTTTGGTGTGGGCAACGAAGGAGGAGCGAACGCCGTGCTTCTGAATCTCGGCTCTCCAGCCGTCGCGGAACTTCCTGATGTATGCCATGTGCGGGATTCCTGTGCGGGATTTGTGCGGGGAGCTACTTTATCCCGCCTTGACGCACACAGCGCGTTCCCCTTGGCCATCTGCCGCTCTTTCCGCGTATTTCCACACGATAGTGCCGCACCACGGAACGAATCGCTAGCATTCATGCGGCTTGCAGCCTGATGTGCGGGATTTGTGCGAGTTTCGCAGGCTTGCGATGCACGTAGGCCCGAACCTCAGAACGCAGCCAAAGACGGTTGCGCGGCGTGGAAAGCGGGGCCTCCTCCGGGAACCCCGGAAGCCGCACCAGCACATCCCGAGCATGCCTCATGCTGCAATGCGCCATCTCTGCGATGCTCGCTAAGGTCATCAAGTCGTTCATGCCTGCACCGTCTTAAAGCGGTTCATCAGCATCGCCCACAGCGACCCGCCCACAACCTTGGCGACGAACTGCGCCAGGACAATCGCCGGCATCAGCGACCCGAACGCAAGCGTCGGGAAGATCAGCGAATCGACAGCAGCTCCAGCGACGTTGCTTTTCATGCTGCGAGCCATCCACGAACCGGACGACTTGACGAACACAGCCCAGTCGATCAGGGCGGCGATGGCGAACGATGCGGCGCTGGCAATGGCGATGTTCTGCGCGGCAGGGTTGAGCAGCCACGTCAGCAGGCCAGAGCCGGCGATGAGCGCGCCCATCTGCCAAGGTCGCAGACGGACATGCAGCCAGTCACGAAGGGTCAGGTCGAGCCCGATCAGGATGAAGGCATTTAGCGGCGTGACAACCGGCCCGAACTGGACGACCAGAAGGTTTGCCAAGGTCATAGCGGCGGCGTAAACGGCGAGGGCGAAGATGATCATTTGTTCAGTTCCATGTTGATGGTTGCCAGGGCTACGCTGACGTGCTGTGTCTGGTGGTCGCTGTGGTGGACAAGCCAGGGGCTGAGGGGTTTGTCGCTGGCGTTGATCACGACAACCGGCTTGCCGAGGACGTGCTTGGCGTAGAAAACCTCCATGGCCGTGCCGACAGAGGGCTTGTCGAAGAAGACGAGGATGGCGGCGGATGCTTGGATGTCCTCGATGTCGCCCGCCACGATCTCAGCGGCCACGCCAGGCTCCAACTCACGGCCGCGGTAGTCTCGGCGCATCGGGTCCAGCGTCGGGCCATTCCACCTAGCCTTGACCAGGTCGCGCCAGTTCGTCGCGTCTTCGGTGGTTCGCCCGTTGATCGGGCCACAGAGGTAAACGGTGCGGTTCACAGCAAGGTTCCTTGTTCTAGAAGTTGGATTTCGGGGATGGAGAAGTTCCAGCGGGCGGGCGCTTGGTTCGATTCGATGTTGTCGCGGAGCACGATGGCGCGGCCTTCCTTGGTCTTCGGCTGGTAAGAGCCGGTCCAGGCTTGGTCGATACCGATGTTTCGGGCTACGTTGGTGCTGTCGGCGCTCGCCAGCGGTAGGCGGGTGAAGATTTCAGGGTTGAGCATCCGCAGGCCGTGCAGCTTGCACATGGGTCTACCCTCGTCGTCACACAGAACCCGCATGGCTCGGGCCATCTGACCCCACCAAGCCGCAGTGCCGACCGTGGCGAACTCGCCTGAGCTGCCGATGCAGATGCGCGGATAGGACGAAGCAAGTCGTTCCAGCCGGCTTAGGCTTTCGTGCATGTGCCAGACCGGAGCGCCGAACCACTTAGGAAGCGGCCACTCAGCCAGAAGCTCGTCGTTAGCCGCCTCGTCGCCGTCGATGACGTCAGGGATGACCGCGAAGTCACAGCAAGGGATCAACTTGCATTGCGCGGCCCACTCGTAGAACGGACGCCAGTCTTGGATCGGGTTGCCTGCTCGCCAGGCTGGGAACGCCCCGTTGTCGATGGCGAACGTCTGGCAGACAGACACAACCGCGTCGAGTTGCCCGCGGTTCGGGAAGCTCACGAAGGCGTGACGGTTGCGAATTGCTGCGATGCAGGCCGTCTCTGGCGTGATCGGGGTTCCGTGGTAGATCTTCATCGCTCCCCCGTCCCACAAGCGGCGCATCCAGCCTCTGCTGGCTCGGCCTTGGCTGCTGCGAGGGCGGCGCGCAATTCCCGCTCGACAGTGATCCGTGACGGGCTGAGCTTCCCACCTTCGTCGTAATAGTCGTAGGCGTAGGCATCAATCGAGCGCATGAGGTCTGCCGCCCGCGTGAGAACGTCGATGCTCGCATCCACAGCATCGGCGCTCTGTGCTGCTCTCGTCTCGCATAGTCCGCGTTTCGCGCTGACCGGGCCTTTGCCGCAACGTGTGCAAATCAGAATGCCGGATGCCCCGTCCAACTTCATGTCGTGGCTGCTGGTGTTGTCGTCCATGATTTACTCCTTCGGCTCTTGCACGGCTGGAGCGTCAGACATGAGGGATCGCGGTCCTCCGTAGCCTAGAGGGCGTGGCTGCACGGCTGGAGCGGCGCTCTGTGCTGCTGGCCGGCGTGACTTGTGCCAAGCATTCAAGCGCCATTCAAAGTCTGCTTCGAGTTCGTTCGGATCGCGGGTCGGTTCCGGCTCGGCCTGCACGGCTGGAGCGGCGAGGGCAAGCACTGCGCGTGCGACTTCACGGTACGTAGGGCGCATTTCGGGCTCATAGTTGCCGTAGTACCGAGAATTAATAGCGTCGATTTGCTCATCACTCGGCACCGTTGCGCTGGATGGCTCGGCTTGCGGCTGTGCGGCGAGCACCCCATCTTCATTGAAGAACCCAAGGGTCCGCCACTCCCCGTCATGCGCCGGCTTGGCACTGAGGTCAATCCAGAACTGCTGGAGTTCTCGTCCTACGACGCGGGTGTTCAGGGTGTGCATCATGGTCATGGTCACTTTCTTGTGGGTCGGCAGTGAGCGACTACTAAACGCCCAGCGCTACGGTGAATTACGCCGCTTTGCCTGCTACTGCCGGAAATAGGTTAGACCGCCAGGAATGCGCGACCAGCGGCCATCTGACTGAATGGCACGTCGTCATCCATTCCGCCTCCGCTGCTCTGCTTGGCAGGTGCTGCCTTGGCCTGTGCTTCGCCCTTCGGCTTGATGGACAGGCTGAAGAACTTCCCTGTGCCGTCCTTGCGCTCCTTGATCCACGCGCTGACGTAGTAATCGACGCCTTCCACGTTCAGTTGCCCGGTGTGGTCGGGATGGGTGTCTTTTTCCTTGCGCTCGTTGCGGCTCAGAATCCCGGAATTTGTATTGTCGTAGGCCATGGTTTTTCCTTTTAGGCAGTTACAGGGGTTTTGTCGGCTTGCGCCATCTTCTTAAGAGACGCACGAAGCGCCGAATGAAGGTGCAGGATGTTCCAGAGATAGAGCTTTTCCTCTGTCTCTTGGATGTCGGAAACGACCTCGTAAGCCGCTACCTCGTTGCCTTTGTTGAATGCCTCGATGGCACATGCGGCGGCGCTGTCGATCTGCTTGCGGCGCTCCGGGGTCATTCCGGATTCGTCCGCCTTTGCAGTGGCTGGAATGCGCGGAGCAGCGGTCTTCACCGGCTTGCTGGCTGCGTTTCCGTCATCGTCCTCGGGTGCGATGCCACAAGCGGCCATGAGGCTATAACGACGGGCGTAGGTCAATGCAGAGCCGTACCCTTGCGGGTCTTGCTTCGACGCCGGGACATGCAACTTCCCGCAGCGGCGCTCTTCACCGGATTCGTGCAGGAACACGGTTTCGACAGTGACCCCGCTAGGGTCTTCAAACGTCTCTTGCAGGAGAGCAATGCCGTTCTCCAGAAGTGCGTCCTCGACAGCTTCCAGGCATGCGCCCAGATCGGCGTACTTGCTGCGAAATGCCGGGTTGGTCTTGTCCTTCAGCGCAGGGCCGAAAGAGCGCTTTGCCTTGACGAAGGCGGCAGAGATGGTTTTCATGGTTCTTCCTAGAAAGGCAAGCGGTTGATTGCGATGTTCCAAGCGGACTTGGCGCTGTGCTTCGCGCTGTTGCCAAAGCGGCGGTACAGCCTGAACACCTGTACGAAGTCGAGTAGCCGTCCCATCAGATGCTCCCGGTGACGAAATACTTGACGAGCGAAATGACCCCCACCATCACAGCGAGGTAGCCCACACACACTGCCCACAAGGCTCTGGTGTTCGGCTGCGGGTCTTGGTGGTCGTCCAGAGCCATCCAGCGGCGGGTGCTTTGAAACTCCAGACCGGCGAAGTCTTCGGGGGAAATATCTCTTGCGGACATCACAGGACTCCAATCAAAACGATGAGGGCGAGAACAGCGACGAGGTACAGAGCCAAGTCGAACGAAGGGATGCGATCGGGCGTCATGGGCTGGATGGCACATTGGCTCGACCTGTTGTATGGGCCGAACGCGGACTCCATACAGCGCGGGAAGCGGCCGGTGTGGCTGCTGTTTTTCATGAAGACCTCCTGCGGCGAAGACGGGTGAACGGATCACGGCCAGCGGCAACGCGCTTCTTGACGGTCGTCCATGGCTCGCCGAGCACTTCGCACCATTCGGTGAGGCATCGGGTAACCCCATCAATCGTGTGCAAGTGGTTGCGGCGGGTATTGCGCGCCTGCTCGGTGTAGGTAGCCCACCGGCAGTTGTCAGGGCTGTACGGGCCAGTGCTGTCCTTGCGGTCAAGCGTCAGGCCGGCCGGGCGTTCGCCCATATCGGCAAGGAACCGCGAGAACGAATGACGCCATTCGTCACACACGAATACGCCTCGCGCGCCGTATCTCGGATACGAGGCATCGTTTGGGTTGTGGCAGCGCTGCTTCATGGCGGCCCAGGTGCAATACAACTCGTGCTTCTTCATGCCGTGCAATTCGTAGCCGTTGCTGCGTTTGGCTGGCGCCTCATCAAGAGTGCGGGGGTAGCGGCGGGCGTTCATGCTTCCTCCGGCTGAGCAACGAAGTTGACGAACTCCGCGCCTTCAATGGGCATCGGGCCTGCATGGAACAGCGTCA